CGTTCCTGGAACCAAGAAGGTGCGTTATGGGCAATATAGCGTAAGCAGCGCTGAACCGGTTTCATATACCGAGGCTCAAAAGGACGCCACCCATTTGTTAATCAGCAACATGGCCAATAAAAAAGTCGCAAAGAAAGCTGCAAGGGTGGCTATCAAATGTCTTCGGCAATGGAAAGGCGGCAGCAAAATCCTTGCCTCAACGTTCTTGTGCAGCGTGCATGAAGAGAGCGATGATTTTGTTTGGTTGGTGGCATCGAAAACAAATGGTGTCACGTATGTAAGCATTGGAATTGAACCAACTCTTAAACGCGTCGCTGCATCTGTAAAAAAGCGGTTGCTCGCTAGAGGAGGGTCCAAGAGCGTTGCAGAAAACTGGGCTCACGAGGTGTTAAAGCTCTACAAGGAGCCTGAGTTTGACTGACGAAAGGGGGTAATATGTCTAATTTAATTGACACAACGCGCAGGAAGGTAACCATTTCCGCGTCACAGTTGGAGCGTGTAGCTAGTTGCCCCGGCTCATGGAAGCTGTCGCTTACTGTTCCGCCACAGCCGCCTGGGCCGGAAGCGGAACGAGGAATCAGGATTCATAGACGCCTCGCTGGCGAGTCTGTGAAGCTTAGCCGTGACGAGGCGGAGGAGGCGGAGGCTGCCTGGCAGACGGCAAACGCGCTGCAATTACATGTGTTTAACGAGCCAATGGCGAATCTGCATGTGTTGCGCGAGTGGCAATCACAATATCAGACGCGCGCCGGATTCATATCCGGGCGGTTTGATCTAGTCATATATGATGACAAAACGCACAGCGGGCTTGTCGTGGATTACAAAACAGGTCATGGCGACGTGACAGACGCCAAAGACAATTTACAGCTTGCAGCCGGCGCGGTTATGCTGGCGAAAGCATATAAGCTTAAGGAGGTTTATGTCGCAATTATTACCACATGGAAAAGCAGGCCTATACCAGAGCCTGCATTGTATGACGAAGAAAAGCTTCGGGAGATTGAACAGGTGTTGGATGAAATCTCCGAGGAGGCAAATAAGTCCGCGCCCAGATTATGCCGCGGACCGCATTGCCGATATTGTCCGGCTATTACCATATGCCCGGAGACACAAACTATCACGCAGTTCGCGGGCGGCAAACCGCAAGTCAAGGCTACAGAGTTTGCAGCTATGTTGCCCGCTGACAAACTCTCTAAGCTCCTCACGGAGTGGAAGAGTTGGGTGCGACATGTAGGGACGGCGCTGGAAAAAGAGGCGAAGCGACGGATCGAGAAAGGCGAAGAAATCCCAGGCTGGACACTTAAGCCGGGCGCGACGGTCCGAGAAATAACAAATACTACTGAGTTGTGGTTAAGGCTTAAAAAGCTTGGTGTCCCGGCGAAAGACTTCCTGCCACGCCTCAAGATTACTATCTCTGACCTGGACAAGCTGCTACGTGACACCCTCGCCCTTAAAGGGAAAGAGGCCAAGGAAATGTTAAATGAAGTCCTTGACGGTATAACCACGCAAAAGCAGCGAGCTGAAACATTACAGCAAATCAAGGAGGAAGAGCAATGAAAGCCCAAGTGCGAATAAGGCAAGAATGTAACTATTGTAAAGGTGAAGGCGTAATTCAGTCTCCTGCGTGGAAAGAGCTATATGATCACGCAGGCCCGCGTCCTCCAAGAAAAATCATTCTGCGGTTTTTCGATGCCGAGAATGAAGAGGAAGTGCCCCCGGAAGAGATCTCGTGTCCACGTTGTGGCGGGGCTGGGTTTGTATACGACTGGGTTGACTTAGGTATATTTGGGAAAATTCTTGAAAGAGAGAGAAGATCTAATGAAGACTGAACGAAGTATATTCACGGTTATCAGCGCCAGCGGCATTAGCTTCTTGCTACTACTGGCCGCGCTAACGTCTCCTGAAACACGTCCTTGGGCGGAGAAGATCTGCGACGGCTTGACGCTCATGGCTGTTGCCGGAGTGTGTATCGCCGGAGCGGTGGTTCCGTTCTTGAGAGATGAATGACTTTCGCGCTGCTGGCCGGGAGAAAATACCCATGTGTTGTGTTCGACCAAATCAAACGGCCCGGCGGCGGCGCGATCAACTTTGCGCTGTTAGGAGAAAGAGGCCTTGCATCGCGCTATCGAGACTCCTGACAGCGCAGCTGCGTCGGCGGAGGGAAACTGTGGGACCGCAAAGAACTGTTCTCAGTCAATCTCTCTTCAGCGGACACCCCGACTCCGCCGGCGCTTGTTTATATCATGAGTAATAACTCGCAAAGCAAACCACAAATAATTATACACTTTGAGTGTGAAAGATGTGGCGGGAAAAAGCTTGTTCTCACTGAGAGAAGCAAGAGGCTATTTGAGAACATACGACGTATAGAACAGTTAGAAGCACTAGTGTTCTTTGGCATACTGCCACGCGGAGAGTGCGCTAAATGCGGCAAAACAGGGATAGTGGATGCTATTGAGTTTAAAGAAGATTAAAATGAAAGTTGGTGGTGAAGAATTCCCAAACGAATGCCCGCCCGAATGTCCGTTTAAAAATCGGGGGGATAAAGACAATTATTGTTACTGGTGCCCAATCTTTGTCCGAAGAATACCCTATAAGATGGGCCAAAATATGGAAGAAATGGTTTGATGGGGGGATGAAGGGGCTTCCGGGAATCTTTCGAAAAAAGGAAAAGTCATGAAAACCAAGATTATTATAGCTACATTAGTAACAATGATCTTTATCATGATCATGGGCAATGATCGTCTGGCAGCCTGGGTTCTGATTATGGGAATAGTCGCATTAAACTTAGATTTAAAAGGAACGAGATGAAGACTAAGATCATCATTGCTACCCTGACAGCGGCAATCCTTGCGGCAATCATGGGCAACGAGCGCGTGGTTGCATGGGTGTTAATCATTGGATTAACAACATGGATATTAACTGAATGGCATGGTGACTATTAACACAAGATGAAATTCTTAAAAAAAGCCATGAATACTAAAGAGCATAATTATGAAACGAGACTTGAAACTGCGCGCCGCGCTTTGCGCGATGAATACCTTCGGCCGCATGACAAGCCATGGATTGTCACCTTTTCGGGCGGCAAAGATTCCTCCCTTCTGACTCACTTGGTTGTCGAGTGCATTTTGCGCATGCCCCCGAACAAGAGGCGTCGGAGAGTTTATGTGTGTAATACCAATACTCTTGTCGAGTTGCCGCCCTTTCAGGAATACGTCAACAAGACGCTTATGCGTATGGCCAAGGGCTTGAGCGCACTTGCTCTTCCGATAGAAATCGTCAAACTTACGCCGCCCCCTGATAGGAGCTTTTGGGTTTGTCTGTTGGGGCGGGGCTATTCGCCGCCCAAATGGTGTTTTCGCTGGTGTACTGAGCGCTTGAAAATTCAGCCCATGAACCGTTTTACCTCAGAACAAGTTGCGCGCTATGGCGGAGCTATTGTGCTATTGGGGACGCGACGAACTGAATCAGCCGCGCGAGCAAAAGGCTTTAAGCGGCGCGAGAAGTTTACCGGCGGCGGCCTGATCGGCCCAGATCCACGCATCAAAGGGTGTTTAACCTTTACGCCTTTGCGGGACCTGACTACAGATGATGTTTGGACGGCGCTGGCTAATTCGCGCCCTCCTTGGGGCGGGGATTATCGCGAACTGATACATCTCTATGAATGTGCCGGTAGCAATAAAAGCCCGTCTGTAACAGGCAGTTCCGCTCGGTTCGGCTGTTGGGTCTGCACTCTTGTCAGCAAGAATACAACAGCCGGGGCTATGATTAACTCCGGCTTCATCAAGCTAAAACCTCTGATTGATTTTCGCAATCATATTAAGGCGGTTGCGGAAAACCCAGGTTATCGCAATAAATCCCGCCGCAGCGGACGACCTGGTCTGGGGTCACTGACCATCAAGGCGCGGAAATTGCTTCTGGGAGAACTGCTGGATCTTCAGCGGAAAACAGGCTTTCCATTGATCTCCAATCGCGAAGTACACCTTATTCATGAACACTGGGAGAAAGAAACTGTAAAGGAGAAGTCATGAAAACCGAAACTAGAAACAACATAGCTCAACCGTTTCATGTTGAGAGAGATATACATGGTTATGCAGTCGGGATACAATATAAAAATCAGCGGCTGCTGAGCCTTGTCGAAGGAGGCGCGCTCAATGAGCAAAATGCGGACAGGCTGGTTAGTGTCCTGAATACAGCAGTTGCAATGGCTAAAATTCATTTGGATATTATGGAAAGTGGGGAACTGGTGAAGACACTACAAGACTTAACCAAGGAGGCGTGATGTATATTTACAAAGTCAAACTTACATATCGTGACCACTTGGCCGAAAGGTTGGGTGAAGATGAGGTTGCAAAGTGGGAAACCATTGAGAAAGTGGTAATTCATGATATTGACCCTGGATGTGAGGAAGCATTTTCACTGGCATGCAGGATGGCTATTGAGTACAGCATCGGAAAAGGAGCGAAGTGGGAAGATTGGTGTTGGGCAGTGGAAAATGTTGCATTTATTGCTGATGCTCCGATTTCTACTGAAGAGACAAGAAAGGAGGCAACCAATGGCCAAGACAAAGATTGAATGGACCAAAAAAGATTTAATTGCAGACATATACGCGGGATAGGTGTGGGACCAAATGCCGAAAGTATCATGAAAGCAATTAAGATAGTTAAGCAACTAACAAAGCGCATCAAATGAAAATCCATGTTCATATCCACGGCGAACCAAAGGGCAAAGGCGCGCCCAGAACGCGTCTTTTGGAAACAAAAGATAAGCGTATTATTCCACTGGTGTACAAGTCGAAAGCCTCAAAGCACTGGGAGACGGCAATCTATGCGCAGGCTGCTGATATAATTCCAAGCCAACTGCTCGACGAGCCGATAGCTATGGATATTATCTTCGGCATGCCTCGCCCACAAAGCCACTTCGGCAAACACGGCGTCCGTCCAAGCAAGGCCGATCCGCGCCACGCCGTCAAGCCGGACATGGATAATCTGCTTAAGACTCTGGATGTGCTGACGCGCTTGCGACTATGGCGTGATGATTCCCGAATTTGGAGTTTAACGGCAAAGAAGGTTTGGGTTCCGGGCGCGCCGGGGGCGGATATAATTGTATCCACCGGTGACGAAGTAAACTCTTATGAGATGCGTGAGAGAGGATTTGAGTTGTAAAGATTCATTTAACATGCCAGCACTTTTGTTCCTTGTTAAACGGAGCGTTTAATATAATACTTAAGACAATGAAAACCATGCATTTATTCGCCGGTTGCGGCGGCGGTATCTTGGCGGATTTAATACTTGGACACAAGCCGATCGCTGCGATTGAGATTGACAGGCATTGCTGTAATGTGTTACGACAAAGGCGGCAAGATGGGTGGTTGCCTTATGACATGCAAATCATTGAAGCCGACATCAGAGAGATTGACTTCAGCCCTTGGCGCGGAAGAGTGGATCAGATTGCAGCGGGCTTCCCTTGCCAGGATATATCATGGGCTGGCAAAGGCGCAGGACTTAAGGGCGAAAATTCCGGGTTGTATTGGGAGGCAGTTAGAGCAATTAAGGAAATACAACCTGATATTATATTCCTCGAAAACGTTCCTGCGATACAAACGAGAGGTCGAGAAGAAGTCATTGCATCATTACTTAAGATGGGATATGCCTGGCGAGACGGAACACTTGATGCGGCTGATGTTGGCGCTCCTCATTTACGCAGCCGCTGGTGGTGTCTCGCGGCAAATTCTAAAGGTATTGCCAAGCTTAAAAAAGAAAAAGCTGCCATTACATCCTGGTTACGCGAAGACCCATCTATATACGTTGACCACGCAAGACAAATGCAGCACGCGCAACCCGGAGCTATATCAGAAAAGGAAACGCTTAGGGTTACACATACGATTAGAGGGTGTACTGAGGCACGAGCTTGGCCTGCCCCTTACTTCGGACTTTGCCGAATGGTACATGGGATTTCCGGTCGGGTGGACCGCCCTCCCCGCGGAAGCCGAATCACAATGCTCGGTAATGCGCAAGTGCCGCTTCAAGCAGCGCTCGCATGGATAACACTGGTTTTGATAAGTGTGTAATAAGGAGACGCAAGATGGAATTACAGATATGAGTTATAATACGCCTTATTTCGATCGGCCCTTAAAAAGGGAGGAACTGAAAGCCGCCGAAGAAAAACCGGCTGAACGGGAAAGCGGCCTGGAGTTCGGGTTTTCCCGCGGCAACATATATGGCCTTGTCTCACTCGCAGGGAAACTTGGGGTTTCCTCTCCGGCCAGGTTTATTCTACTGGCGCTAGCGCTTTATGCCGATGCCGAAAAGATGCTGGCTTTGTCAACCCAGGAGCTTGCAATATTTACAGGATATTCTGATTACAGAGTTCGAAGCTCGCTTGACGAACTTCAAGACGCCGGGCTGATTAAGATCCACCCGGCTGAAGAAACAGGATGTTTTGTTTTTGAGGTTGTTGCATGAAGAAAAGATTTAACCCATTACAGGCAATTAAAGAGTTGCCCCGAAACAGTGGGCTTCCTCCCTCGGCGAGGGCAACCCTTATGGTCTTGGCGGCGCATGCGGATGAGACCGGCAAATGTTTTCCGAAGATCAAGACAATCGTTGAAATCTCCGGATTCTCAAGGCGTGAAATTTACCGAGCGCTGAAAAAGCTTCAAGAGGTTGGGGCAATAAGTGTGCGCCGGTCCCGGTGGAATAATGTTTACGAGATCAACCCTGATTGGCGCCCTTCCAGAGGTGCCACACAGTCACCCCAGAGGTGCCACACAGTCACCTTTCATTCCAAGAACCAACCTAAGAGCCAAATATCTATCGTAGCTAAGAACGAACTTAATAGCACCGAGCAAGCCAGCGACGCCGCGATCCAAGAAGAAAAATCCAAGGACTTAGGAGAAGACCAAACGCAGAAGCCAATGACTGTTCCTCAACCGCCCAGCAACGAGGCGGCGGAGTTCAAAGAAGAAGAAAAATCTACGAAGAATTTGAAAGATTCAACGCAGGAGCCGGCGGCTGTTTCTCGGCCATCCGAAGACAAAGCGGCTGGGCCCGAGGATGTAGGGGAGAATGTGCAGGAGAGCTCAGTGATGCCAAACTCGCCTCCGAGGGGGAGGCAAAACAAAAATGCCGTCGAGCCCAAACCGAATGTAAATGTTACAGAAACCGGCAAAAGTGTCAACCCTGAAAAGAAAGGAGTTGTCGTGGATCAAAAGAATGTAAACCAGACGCCGTTGCCCTGGTGGCGCAAGGAGCGTAAATCAAAAATAATGAAACTGCTTGAAACGCCTCCTGAGCAACTCAAAAGAGAACCAACGCCGGAAGAAAAAGAGTATTACCAGCAAAAAATAAAAGCATGGAAAGCAAACACTGATGAGCGCAAGAAGAATGAACTTAATGATAAGCCGCCAGAAGAACAGTCCCAGTGCAAGGAATCCCAGGTGACTTACGGTGCCGTAAAGCAAGACAAATACACTCAGCAACCCGTTAAAGCAGCAAACAACACTGCAAGCCCTAACGCGCAGCGCGCGCTGGCTAAGGCAAAGACTTACGGTGATGTCATAGATATTATGACCAGTGAAATAGCAGGAGCAATGAGAGCTCAAACGATGAAAACGCCGACATGGGAGCAATGGTGGGTGGAGTGTTTACGACGATGCGTCCCTGAAAATGTAGCTCGACAGGCTTATCAGTATTACGATTCAAACTACTGGCGTGATAGCAAAGGCCGGCCGATTCACAATTGGCGCGCTATAGTCAATGGCTTGTCTCGCAGACAACTTGAGGAAAGAGCGAAGCGGATTGAAATCAAACTGCGAAAGGAGGAAGCAATTCATGAATAGTCAAACATGGTTAACGGCTCTTGAGTATGCCAAAGCACACGGGACTCCTTATGAAGCGGTTCGCCGCGCATGGTTATATTCCCCGCCCATGTCAGGACAAAACATTGAGGACTGGGTAGTAAGATACGCCTCGCAGTGGTGCGCAGGTTTGGTAAAGCGCTTTCGGCTGTGTGTCGGTCCGCCGGGATTAGGCACGTATGTAAGTTATGCCGTAATGTGTGGATATGATCCGCAGACAGCATATAAGTTATGGGTCAGGCGAGTATATCAAGAAAGCTGTAGTAGCATGGAAGAGATGAGCTTCTTGACTGAAACAGGTTGGGGTTTGGTGGAACGTCAATATAACAACGCGCCGCCGATGCCTGAAAGAGTCAGTCATGAGGAAGGAAAAAAGCTATTGGCGGAAATACTATCAGACATCAAGGAATTTCTCAGGCGGCATTGTATCACGTCAAACAATAAAGCGGTTAAAGAAAAGCCGGACAATAAACTGGTCAAGGAAGAAATTGATATTCCGTTTTGATATTATGACAGACTCATCTAATGATTGGCTGAAGGTGTTATCTCTTGCGCAATGGAGGATTCCTATTATGGCGCTTCGAAACGCGTGGATCCGAAATCGTCAAGGTTGTATTACTGCTATGTTACAACCGGAGCCGGAGGTTGCACTTAAGCGAGTGTGCGCCCGGTGGCTCGGGCGATATGAGCATATGAAAGAGGTTGGCGCTTCAGACTTTCTTGGTTATGCGGCGCTGTGCGGTGTTCCGCCGAGCGGGGCCGCAAAGATATGGATGCAATATGCCTCCGGGAGTGAAGACAAAATTCCCGCCTGGATTCACTTACCCGAGCTTTGTGTTATTGGTTGGCGGCTTGTCATTAAGCAAAAACGTGAGCTGCTTGCAGAACCACAGCCCGCGCCGACTGATAATAAAAAACAAGCAGTAATATAACTAACAGGTTTGGTTGTTATATATAGTCAGTGTGTTTTTAATAATATATATATTATATGGTTGAAGTACGACTAAAAGGCATTGAGAAAGTACAACAGGTGCTTTCACCGGAGAAAGCCCGACGCGCTGTTCGCGCGGCTGTCGCCCGCGCAGTCAAAAGCGGCAAGACAAAGGCTTCAGATGAAATCAGGAACCAATTAAAGTTTAACATTCGTAAGTCGGATCTTGATCGCAAGATATCTGCTTATTACCACACGGATACCGGCCGGCTAACAGTAATCGGTAAGCCGATCCTGCTTAGTTATTTTAACCCCGTCGAGATTCGGGGCAAAACTCAAACCCGGATCAAGAAGCAGCGAGGTAAAACCGCTGAAGCGTTTGAAGTCGCAAAACGTAAGCTTAAGCGTAAGAGCAAACGACCGGGCGGCGTGCGTGTCGAAATTATAAAAGGTCGGAAGACGTTGCTTAAAGGCGGCCGGTTTGTTAATCTCCCCGTTGAAACTGCCAAGCCGTTCATCGCCCGCGGCAAAGGCGGAACGCCGCTTGTCATGGCAAGACGGCTTGATGACGAGGGCAAACTATATACGTATCGTATCATATCAGAGGTTACTATGTTCCATAAAGCGCTGCGTGTAGTGACAAAACGCATCCGGGAGGCATGGAGCAAAGAGCTGGCCGCCCAAATGAGGCGGTTCGGCTGGAGGTGAACTGGACACGAGAAGAGATAATTATGAAAAGCATAAGACGGTCAAATTCACCACGTGAGGCGTCGCAAGCAGCCAGGGAGGGTAATGGTGCCGGCGATGAGCTTGCGAGCCGCCAGGAGCGAAATGTTAACGTTGCAACAGCGGGTCCTTCCTGGAGGAGAGGCGGCCGAGGCTAGCAAAGCTGCGAAATCGCGGCACCTAATTCCGAAAACGGCAATGTTTCATTTCTTAAGTAAGTTACTTAGGATAAATGCCCAGGCCTAGGAAAGAGCTCGCGGCGAAGAATCCGGTCCGGCTGGAGGAGGTCTCAGATCGGCTGTTCCTCATGTCATCGCGCCGGTATCGACAGCTGGTCAAAGAGCGCGGGTTCCCTCCGGTAGTTAATGGCGTGATTGATCTGCTTCCCGCGGTCGAAGCAGTGATCCGTTATTACCATGATTTGGCTGAGTCGCCGGGGTCATTAAGTTTAACCGAGGAGCGCGCGCGGCTTACAAGGTTACAAGCGGACAAGCGACAGATTGAGATTCAGGAAAAGCTGGGCAAGCTCGTGGACGCGGATATTGCGCGAGAGCGATGGGCGCAAGTATTACAAGCGATCCGGAGTAAGCTACTACAGACACCCGGGCGACTTGCGCCGGTAGTAATAGGGTGCGAGACGCCGGACGAGGTGAAACGAGTGGCTGAACGGATCATCGCGGAAGTAATGGAAGAGCTGGCTAATCCGGAGCTGGTATCTAGTGAGAAGCGTCATAAGTCAAGGCCGAAATCTAAGGCAAAACGTGCAAGGCGTCGCAGTTAACGACCTTGTTGCTGAAGTTCTCACGATTTTAAGACCGCCGCCGGCGCTGCGTGTTAGTGACTGGGCGGAGCGGTTCCGTGTGTTAAATCCGGAGACTGCGGCTGAGCCCGGGCGGTGGTCAAATGATCGGGCTCCCTACCAACGCGGGATCATGGATGCGATTCACGAGCCTGGGGTGCAACAGATAATAGTAATGAGCAGCGCGCAGGTCGGGAAAACTGAAATCGCTCTGAACATCCTGGGTTATCATGTACAGATGGATCCGTGTCCGATCCTGATTGTAGTTCCAACATTAGAGATCGCCAAGCATTACGCGCAGGACCGGATAATCCCAATGTTCCGCGATTGTCCGACGCTCGGTCAAAAACTCTATGGCAAGAATTCCCGCAGGCGCGGGCAACATACGTTTCACATCCCCTACTCCGGAGGGCATATTACTATTTCTGGGGCAAACTCGCCTGCCTCGCTGGCCACACGTCCGATCCGCTTATTGATTCTTGATGAGGTTGATCGCTTCCCAGCTTGCATCGGCTCCGAAGGCGACCCAATAGCTTTAGCCAGAAAAAGAACACAAGCGTATTGGAACCGGAAGATTGTGATGATAAGCACACCGACAATCCAGGGCGTGAGCCGGATTGAACGCGCTTATCAGCAGAGTGACCAACGCCGATTTTATGTTTCCTGCCCTCATTGCGGCGCGCCGCAGATTTTGCAGTTTGAAAATTTGCAGTGGAGCGAGAATAACCCTGATACTGCGCGTTATATCTGCGCGCACTGCCGGCAATCCTGGACTGACAAGCAGAAAATACATGCAATCCGGAAGGGAGAATGGCGAAAGGGAAACCCTAATATCATCATGACGGCCGGATTTCATTTGAGTGAGCTTTACTCGCCGTGGGCGACATGGGCGTCAATCGTTAAAGCTTATCTTGAGGCGAAGACCCGTCAAGAAGAGCTTCGTGTTTTTCATAATACAGTTCTGGGGCAAACATGGAGTGAAATTAACTTCGAGGATGATTTACCGCTGTTAAGGAAGCGGATTGAGAATTACGGCCCAAAGCTGCCGGAACAGGCCTGTCTCCTGACAGCGGCAGCGGATGTGCAGGAGGATCGGCTTGAAGTCTTGGTTGTCGGCTGGGGTGAAGGTGAAGAGGCTTGGCACATTGAGCGTAAGTTGCTTTTTGGCTCGCCGGTGGGAGAAGACGTTTGGGAGCAACTTGACCGATACCTGACTGAAACTACATGGGAACACCCCAGTGGCGCGCGTCTTAAACCTGAGGTTTCTTGTATTGATTCCGGATTTTTGTCAAAACGAGTCTATGACTTCGTGCGCGCGCGTCAGCGGCGGCGAATTTATGCTATCAAGGGCATCTCAACGCCGGGCGCGCCGTTGGTCGGCCGGCCGATGCGCGCAGGAAGGTCAGGAATTCGCCTTTACCCAATCGCGGTGGCAGGGGCAAAAGACATTCTCTTTGCGCGATTACAGATTGAAAAACCAGGACCTGGCTATATTCACTTTAACAAGCAGTGTGATGATGATTACTTTGATCAGTTAACCGCTGAAAGACCGATAGTTAAAGTCACACGCGGCGTTGCTGTTCGACAGTGGCAGAAGATCCGGGATCGGAACGAGGTCCTGGATTTGTGGGTTTACAACCTGGCGGCGTTGGCAATACTTAATCCGGATTTTAAGTTAGTTCGAAAATTTGTTCTTGCGCCAAGGCCGCAAAAGGTTAAAAGTAAACCGGAAAAGATAAAGAAGAAGAAGCCCCGGGGCGGATGGGTTCGAGGCTGGTAGGTAAAGTATAAGATGAGTGTTCCAAGTGAGATCCGTATTGGGACAACGACGGAGTGGAGTTATTCGCATTCCGACTACTCCCCGCCCGCCTGGTCCCTAACCTACCATTTTATCTCGGATGATGGAACAAAGAAGGTTTCCATTGACGCCACAGCCGGAACCGGAGAGTGGACTATCAAGATTAATCCTGCAACTTCGCAGAATTTCACACCCGGCGGATGGACCTATGTCGCGCTTGTCACGGACGGAACGGACACTTACGAGGTTGACAGCGGCACGGTAACAGTTCTCCCTGATCCTACCGCCGTTGATATTACAGCGTTTGAGAGTCATACAAAGAAGGTTCTCGGCATGCTGGAGGCAGCGATGGAGGGGCGCGCCTCCCGGACTGATCTTGAGTATCAGATTGGTAATCGGAAAATCAAACACATGTCTCCTGAGCAGATTTATCGGCTCTGGAAGGTTTATAAGATCATGTATGACAAGGAGCGCAAAGCGGCGAGTCTTGGTGAACAGCTTGGCCCGGGAACCAATGTTGCAGTAAGATTTAGGTAAATGAGTTTTTTTAGTTGGCTTTTCAGAAGAGGGAAACGAGGCCGGAAGCGAAACTTCGCCGGGTTTGCGGCGGCGAAGCATGATAGGCTGACTGCTGACTGGATTTTGCCTGGACGGCTGGGGATTGACCAGTTGCTTCGATGGAATCTTTCAACGATCCGGGAGCGGTCACGAGACCTGGCGCGTAATGATGATCACATGCGCCAGTTTCTTCGACTGCTAAAAAACAATGTTATTGGCTCAAGCGGAATTCGAATGCAGGCTAAAATTCGTGATGACAATGACAATCTTGATATTAAAACATCCCGCCTTATCGAAGATGCTTGGACCCGCTGGAGTAAGCGCTTTGCCTCAGTTAATGCTGATATGACGTTGAGGGAGGTTTTAGGCATTGCGCTTACAAGCGTCGCGCGTGACGGTGAAGTTTTAATTCGAATCCTTCGAGGGGCGGACAACCCTTTTGGTTTCACACTGCAAATTATTGACGCGGATTTTCTTGATGAACGTTTTTTTGAAGAGCTTTCCAGCGGCCGAAAGATTGTAATGGGTGTGGAAAAGAGCAAATGGGGGCGGCCGTTGGCCTATTGGTTATACGATCAGCATCCAGGCGAGGATGGCGGAATTAGAGCCAAGAGAATCCGCGTTCCAGCAGATGAAATCATACATTTGTTTGTTCGGGACTTTTCTTCACAGACACGCGGAGTTCCATGGGCGCACTCAACAATCATTAAACTTCGGATGATGGGGGCCTATGAGGAAGCGGAAGTTGTCGCTGCGCGGGTTTCAGCAGCCAAGATGGGGTTTTACGTTGATTCATTAGATGCGCCGTATCAACCTGAGGATGAAGAAGGAACACTCATTACAGAGGTTGAGCCGGGAACCCTTGAAAAACTTCCTCCTGGAATGGATTTTAAACCATTTGATCCCGGTCGGCCTAATGCAGAGTTCGGCGATTTTTGTAAAGCGATCCTTCGCTCGGTTTCGTCGGGACTTGGTTGTTCTTATAATGTTCTAGCTAATGATTATGAATCAGTAAACTATAGCAGCTTGCGCGCAGCAAAGTTATCCGAGCGTGACGCCTGGATGGAGATTCAGCAATGGATTATTGACAAGGTACTTGAGCGAATTTATGAAGAGTGGCTGAATTTCGCGATATTAACAAAACAACTTCCATTTTCAGCGTCTGAGACGCCGCGCTTGACAAATGTTAAATGGCAACCTCGGCGTTGGGACTGGGTGGATCCGCTGAAAGACGTGCAGGCGAAGGTGTTAGAAATTGACCATGGGTTGACCTCCCGCACAAGGGTTTGCGCTGAACGCGGGGTTGACTTCGAGGATATATTAGAAGAACTTCGCCGAGAAAAGGAATTGATGGAGCAATATGGAGTACAGATCACTCAGTCAAAGGAAAACGTAATTCCAACGGCTGAAGAAGAAGGAGGAGCACGGTCGTCAGCCTTTGATGTGACAAAACTGTTTGAAAATAACGGAGGAAACGGCAATGGACGCAGAATCCCGACCTTATCCAAATGAGCACGCTTGCAGGTTGCGTGACCCGAGCGAATTTAAAGAGTTCCGGCGTGAAAAAGGCGCGCTGGAGTCTGGCGGGAAAAAGATTGATGTAATCTGGGGGCTTAAAACTGAAGGCGGAGAAAAAAAGGCATATATGCAGAGCATGCGATACCCAAAAAAGGAATGGACAGCCAAGGAGGCGAAGGAACATTGTGGTAAGCATGGTGGACATTTTGAAGCTGCCGCGTCTGAGAAATCAATCGAAGTGGGCATGTTGTATCGATTTACGCGCGTTGAATCCTCTAATATTGACGCAGAGACGCGAAAGATTACACTTTCCTTCTCAAGTGAGCAGCCTGTCCCGCGATGGTTTGGGTTTGAAATCCTGGATCATTCGGAAAAGGCGGTCACGTTGGAGCGTTTGCGTAATGGCGGGAATCTTCTGTTAAATCATGATATTGATAAGGTGATTGGTGTAGTTGAGGACGTTTGGATTGATACCAAGAAGAAACGCGGTGTAGCCGTTGTCAGATTTGGAAAATCCAGCCTTGCCGAGGAAGTCTGGCGCGATGTGCAGGATGGTGTTTGGCGTAATGTTTCAGTCGGCTATATAATTCATGAAATGAAACTTGAAAAAGAGGAAGGAAAGACTCAATATTATCGTGTAACGGCGTGGGAGCCCTTGGAGGTTTCCATTGTAGCGGTTCCGGCGGATCACACCGTCGGGGTCGGAAGGTCAGAACAAAAAACCGAGGTACGAGTGAAGATGAGCGAGAAAACGAATCCAGTTAAGGAGCC